GTGCACTACAGCGTAAAAATCAAGCTTTTGCTGATATGCGAGACTTTGGGCAACCGTCGCAGTCAACTCCTATAAGCTCTGTAGAACCGTTTAATCCTGACGATTCCTCACTTAGCTTTGACAACCTGCAACAGCCAGGATTACGCAACATCCCCCCATCACCAAAGCCACCTGTTGATCAAGAAGGCGGCGTGGCACAGGGTATGGATCAAGCGGATGAAGCTACTACCGAGCCTACACCTAAGCGCGATTCAAGTGGCAACATTATTATGGAGCCATCAGCAGATGGCCGTCTAGGTGACGCACCTACTCTTGATACACCTGATCCATACGAAAACCCAGCAAATGAATTTTCTTTGTTGCCTGATCTTGGGCCAGAGCTTCCAGACCTAAGCACATATAACAAAGCTGCTCGCGCAGGCGAAGTAGCAAAGCGTAAGAATTTACAGACTTCTCTTACAGACATTATGAAGTCTGCAGGCATTCGACGTAAATCAGGTATCGGCTCGCGTAATATTACAAAGGAGCAAGGCGATGCATACAAATGGTGGTCTAGCGACAATGCTTTCCGGTTGTTCTACAACAATCCAAGGTTGCTTGATGAAGCTAGAAGAGATCCTATCGGATTTGCCAAGCGTTATTCAAGTCAGCAGCCTCAAAGAACTCAATCTGATATTGCTACTAATTCTGGAACTCGCACTAAAAAACTTATCGACGGGCGTATCGAGGGTCTAAAGACTCAGATTGATGGTGATAAAGTACAAGAAGTTTATAGAGCCGCCAATGAAATCGGTATCGACCCGTTTGCTGCAATCGCAATTTTTGGTATTGAGTCTGACTTCGGACGAGCCAAAGGTGTAAGCGCTAAGGGTGCAGTCGGCGGTATGCAGGTTATGCCTGCGCAGTTTGACCGCCTAAAGAAATGGTTTGCTGACCCCGCCAACCTTGATCAAATTAAAAACGCGTTCCGTATGCCTAACGGCGAAGTAAACATGAAACGCGTAGAGTACGCAATCCAAACATTTTCTAACATGCAACAGCCTGGGTCTCGTGGCCGTGGCACTCCTAATGCCAACGTCTACGCTGGACTTGCGCAGCTAGTGTACAACAAAGCCATTGGGCTACCCAAAAACCTATGGGGTGCAGGCTATCAAGGTAACGCTAACGAAGTTTTAGCCGCAGGTCGCCCGCTTATGGTGGACGATGGTAACATTAGCAACTCTGATTACAATCGCGCCTATGTCTCACTATACAACCATATCCAACAAACCTATGGCGGAAAGCTAGCAGAAATACAAACTCCGTATGGTATAGACCTCAACACGATTGCAGGGTCTGGCGTAGGCCAGCCTGTTATGACAGGAGAACCTGTTACAGATACAGATATCTCTACTCGCGTCGGTATGGGCGATTTAAGTCAGTCTATGCCTGCTGCGGGTCTTAATACAGGCCAAAAACAAACACAGACAAGCACCGATGGCTATGAGATTCGCCAAGAAGATGGCCCTGTAGTCTATAAAGACGGCAAGCCTGTGTTTAGATTTGCTGGCCCAGACGGCCAGAAAAGAGCTGAAGAATATATTGCAGGTGAGACGGGTACGGGATCTATCGCAAGCCCGTCAGTACAGCCTGATGAGAATACTATTACTCGGTTCCTTGAGAATCCGCCTAACATCGGCATTGAGATGAACAATCTCCTCAAGCAGCGCGAGCTTACAGTAAATTCCATTAACCGTCAGCTACAGCTAACCAATGAAAAAATTAACGCTGCAAATGCAAAAGCTGCTGAGTATGACAGATATGCAGAGATTGCACTGGCTAACGGCCAGATTGCTGATTTTGAAAGATATAAGGGTCTAGCTCAGACCGAAGTTGATAACGCTAGAACTTTGCGTGATGAATCTATTATAGCTAGAGACGGCAAACAGATTGAGATTTTACAGGGCGACAACAAGATGCTGCTGGTACAGGGTGCACAAGCACTGCGTGACCTATCGTATGGCTCTACCGCTCGCGCTGGCGCTGTTATGTCTGCCTTCACTGGGCTAGATATTAAGATACAACCACGGTCTGACGGCAAGTTTGACATCGTTGTACAAGGTAACGTGCAGCAAACACTTACAAAGGCGCAGCTGTCAGACAGACTGCAGCGTACATATAGCCAAGCATACAGAGATAGCCAGACTAAGATCCTGACAGAACGTCAGACATATCTGTTTGAAAAGTCTGTTGACCTTGAAGCTAAACTGGTTGAAGAACAGGCAAAATTCATAAACCAAATGAAGACTGATAAACTAAAATACCAAGCTGAAGCGTACCTTGAGAAGCTGAAGCAAATGGGCGGTGAGTTTAAGGCTTTGGGTAACGGCATGGCTCTTGTCCAGCAAGGCGGCCAGTTCTTCTTGGTCAACCCTACTAAGATAGTTAAAACTGCAGACGACGAAGCAGAAGAGCGGTTGGACGTACAGCCGATTGCATTACCACAAGCTATGGCGTTACTAAGTGGTGCGTCAAAAGGTGAAGATTTCGTAGCCGCGACAGAGTGAGGATAGTATGGCAAAAGCAGGACTTAAATCTTTCGGAAGCCCTACACTCAGCGCGATGGATTTGGAGCCACTAGGCAACCCTTACGATGTTGCACCTGACATCGGGATGGGCAACCTCCTAGGTAGCAGGGAAGCTCTTACTAACGAAGCAGACAGTGTCTTTAATCAAGCCATGTCTCAGTTCTCTATGCCTGAGATGAAGCGGCCTGCGCCTACTGGCCCTAATGTTCTGTTCGATCCATCAGCTAACAAGATGTTTGTAAACGGGTCGTTGTTTGACCTTGACGACGCTGACGCAGCCGTAAAATCCAAAGGTTTTTTAACTGGCCCGCGCCAAGAGCCGCCGTCAGGCAACTGGCAGCGTGTTACACCTGCTGAATATGGCAGGTACTATAAGTCTATTACTGACCCCACACTTAGCCGTAGATTCTCTGAGAACGTTGATATTGGTATGGCCAACCTGCGATCTTTGTTTGGCGCAGGTGCTGTATTGCTTGGCGCTGACGAATACGGCCTTGGGGTTATGGAGCGTGCAGATGAAGTTATCCGCAAAAAATCACCGTTTGCAGGTGAAGCTACAGACATCGGCTTTGGAGATGAAGATCTCGGCCCTGTAGAGTGGTTTGTAGGCGTACTGGGCGCACAAGGCCCGATGCTTCTTGAGACCATTGCTGCAGCAGGTGTAGGTTTTGTCCTAGGTTCTGCCACTGCAGGGCCAGGTTTGGGTTCCGCAGCAGGTACAGTCGGTGGCCTGTTTGGTAAGACAGCGTTTAAGAAAGCTGTAAAAGAAGCTGCAGAAGAATATGCAACAATTAAAGCTAGGGACGGCAAGGCAGCGGCCAAAGCCTTCCTGAAGACTGACAAGGGTAAGACGCTCAAGCGTGCGTCCGGTGCTGCAGGTGCCGTTGGCCTTAGCTATGTCAACAACTTTGGTATTGCATCGTCTGATGTGTACTCAGAGCTATTGGAGTCAGGCGTAGATGTAAACGATTTTAACGCTAAGATGACTGCACTTACAGCCGCAGTGCCATACGCTGCACTCGATACCATCCCTGAGTTTGTCGTAGGTGCTAAGCTTTTTGGTGGGTTGCGTGCAGGATCAAAGGGCGGACGCTTGCGTCGTGGTGCTAAAGGTGCAGGAGTAGGTGCTGTCTTAGAAGGCACTACTGAAGCAGGCCAAGAAGGCATTATTATGGGTGCAACTAGCGCCTACACTGGACGCGAGTATGAAAGCGATGAGGTACTTAATCGACTGGTCAACTCCTTTGCCGCAGGCGCAGCTATTGGTGGCACCATTGGTAGTGTTACCAATCTAAAAACCAATAAGCCAGCTGACCTACTACAAGGCACGGCTAATGAACAAGAAACACAACAGGATGAAGGCCCAGCGCAGACTGAAATGTTTGCAGAGGACACTGACTTTGGTACTGCTCCTGAGGTTGACCCAGATATAGCCGCACTACGCGCACAAGACGAGGCGCTAAGACAAGAGGTAGTGGCCGATCTTGAGTTGGATAGAGAAAATGAAGCTATTAGGCAGGAGATTGCAGGTGTGGCAAACATGCCACCAGCACCAGTCATCCCTGCACAACGAGAAGCTGAGATCCAAGAAGAAATAGGTCGCCGTGAGCGGGCAGAAGCCGACCGCCTAGACAGAACTATGGAGGCAGCGCAGCCTCTTTCTGACCGTACAGGTGGCGTGCAGCCTGACCAAGGTGATTTGTTTGCTCTTGATGGCCCTGCTTATACACCCCCACCGGCTCCACCGGCTCCACCAACTCCTCCACAGCCTGTGGATAACGTTGTGGAAAGTATTGAGCAAGTTGCACAACAGCAACCACAAGCACAGCCAAACTTGTTGCAGCAACGTATGCAAGAAGCAGCGGCAAGACAGCGTGAGCAAGAAGCACAAGCTGAAGCTCGCAGACAGGAAGATGAACGCATAGAACGGAATAACCGCGAAGTCGAAAACGCACTGGCTTTACAGCAGGCGCAAAACGAAATCGCGGCTTATGAGGCGGAGCAGGCTGGCGTGACGCAGCCCGAACTTCCTCCCGTGGCAGCTCCGGTACAGACGAATAATCTCCCTACTGTACCAGTTCCTCCTGCTCCGCCTCGCCAGTTAAACTTGTTCCGTGGCCAAGTAAAGCTACCAAGAATATCTAAAGCGGAACAAAAAGCTATCAACAAAGCTAATCGTCTACGCCGCAAGCAAGAGCAAGAAGCACAGAAGGCAGCTGAAGAAGCAGCACGCCCAATGACTCCAGCGGAAGCTCGTGCAGCAGGGCAAGGTATCCTACTTACACAGCGTGGCGAACCGTCAGTTGCTGCACTCAAGGCAGCGGGCACCGTAGCACCGACAACCACACCAGAACTTGTTCAGACAACACCTGCTGAAGAAGCCGTCGTTGCGCAGCAGCAAGAAATCAACAGGCTCCAGCAACAAGTACAGGAGCTTTCTGCAGCTCGTACAGAGGAAAGCAGTTCCGCCGCTGAGTATAAAACTACTAAACAAGAGGAGTTTGACGTTGCTGAGCGCGGAATGCCTGCGCGAGAGCTTATGGGTCAGTATTGGCAAAATCAATGGAACAACGCTAATTCTATCGCAGAGGTAGATAAAGTTCTTGCCGATATGAAGCAAGTCAGAGAAGAGGTAACACAAAATGTACAAGAGCAAAGCACAGAAAACGTGGATGGAAGCGAACAGGCCAGACCTAGCGAAGCAGTTCGAAGCGGAAACACCCAAGAACGCGCAGCTGCCGCAGTCGTTGAGTCCGAGAAGCGCCTCAGAGAAGCGGAGGATAGCAAGGCAGCTAGCCGCCCTGCGGAAACAGAAGCAGCCGTTCGGGAAGATAGCGGTCAACAAGGTGTACAGGAAGATAGCGTACAAGGGGGAACTCAGCTAGATCCAGACTCTGAGCAGGCCATCGCCGAAGAGCTAACCTATCAGTTTGATTTACAAGAAGCCATAGGGGAGCTACGTGGTATTGCTGTATCCCTGTTGGATTACGCATACTGGGCTGCTGCACCTAGTGGCACAAGTAACGCAGCAGATGACTACAGAGCTGCGCGGGCCACAGCTAAAGCCTATGTAGATAAAGCGTTTACAGACCCTGAGTATTTTACAGAAGCTCAACTAAAAATCTTAGACGAACAGTTTGTTAAGTTTGCTACATATGAAACGGACACCCGCTCGTCTACGCAACCGTGGTTTGAGTATGCTGCACGTCGTGGTCTTGTAGAAAGAATCGCTAATCCTGACCCAAAGAAAGGTATAAGGATTACAGGTGCGCCGTACGAAAAGATGAGCAAGGCAGCAGCCAAGGCTGCTAACGTATCTCCGGCCCGCAGTGAAGACACCACAAACCTTAACGAAGCAGCGACAGCAGCTGATGGCAAAGTTACTGGCGGCGGTAGGTATTTCAAGATCGACGACAACACCGAGATCACACAGCCTCTGGATAAGCTGCGTGTAACTGCTATCGCAAAGAACGCTATCCGTAAGCTGAAGACCAAGCCCACTGTGACCGTGGTCAAAGACCAAAACGATCTGCGTGAGAACCACCCAGAGCTATTCAAGCGGGCTATGGAGTCTCGTCCTAACGGCGACTTTGAGTTCACACCTGCTGGCGGTTTCTCTGTTGGCGATCAAGTCATTCTGTTCAGCGATAATATCAAGACCGAGAAGCAGGCTCGCTTCATCATTGCCCACGAAACTATGGGCCACTTTGGTCTGGGTGCTTTCTTAGGCAAACCGCAGCTAGAAACTGTGATGGATAACATCTATCAAGATGACTCTAGCGTACGAGTGAAAGCTGACCGCCGTATGGAAATGTACGGTGAAAGCAAAGCCGAAGCAGTTGAAGAAGTCATTGCCAATATGGCAGCTGACCTAGACGCACACCTTATCAAGCGGATCTGGTACGCCATCAAGGATGCTCTTGAGACTATGGGCATGGAGTTTGAGGATAGTCTTGCCAGGTATATGCTAAGACAATCACGCAGGAACTTGTTGCAGGGTGGTAGCGGCCTTGTAAGTATGCAAGAGCTTAGCAAAAACTTAGAAAGTTTAAGAACTGACAACACGTTGGGGCGGTTTAATGTTGTTGACGACACTGCAAATGCCGCATCACGGGCGCTTTCGTCACATGCCTACACCAAGCGTGCAGGCGATACAGGCGGACTGAAAGGTCTAGCACAGACATTCAAAAAGATTAAAGATGTAGAGAACATCCGCGACTTTAGTGTATGGCTTGGCTCACTGGCTGAAAACGTGCAGTCACTGGACAATGCAGCTACCAGAAGTGACGGCCTGCAGCAGGTGTTTAACATCTTCCAAGCTAGAGCCAACCGTTCACGCCGCCACCTCGCGACCTACGAGTCTATGACTTCGTACTCACATCAAGCGTTTAACGGGCCAACGAAAGAAGAACTAGAAAAAGCTGGCGAGCTTCTTGCCCATGCTGCACTACACAAGCAGGACATGATTACTGATGAGCAAATCAGAGACTTGTCAGTAGAAGTAGGCACTGATCAGAACGGCGATCCGATTAAGGTAAGCGATCTCGTGGTTATGGAGAACGGTGTAGCTGGCATCAACCGTGAGCTGTTTGAAGCAGCAGTAGCGGCAGGCAATGTTACACGCGAACAGTTTGCTCAGGGACTTGCTGTTACTCTGGGCGACCAAGACCAGAAAGTATTTGCTACTCAAACCTATACACCAGCAGAAGCTATCACAGATAACGAGTGGCGCATCTACACCGAGCAACGCAAAGCAGTAAATCAAGCAGCACTGGATGTTGTTCGGTCTACAGTAGAGGGTGCAATCGCACAGAAAGATGCCACAATCAGCGGGTTCAAGAAAGCATACCGCATGTCAGACGCAGACACACAAGTCATGCGGCAGGTCATGGATCGGTATGTAGAGCTGTACCAGAAAGATGCACGCCAAGAAGGTGGAGCGTTCCAGTACAAAACCGAATCCGTAGAGAATGCAAGAGACTTCCTAAGAGAAATCAATCGTGCGCTATTTGTAAAAGACAAAGTGCAAGACTTCAAGCAAAGCAAAGGCGACGCAGCCAAGTTCCAAGGCCCAGAGTTCCAAGGTATCATTGATGGCCTGGATTCGCTGTCCGACAAAAACTACACACAGAGCCAAGCTAACCGCATTACATCAGCTATTGGTAACTTGTACCTGCTGGATGTTCAGGTAGCTAACGCACAGTTTAACGCCAAGCGTACGATTATGACATCGTATGTACCATTTACTCGCCGTGGCGATCATCAGATCCGCCTTGCTGCTTTCAATGAGAATGGCGATATAGTTCAGCTAGATGAAGTTTGGAAAACTGTACTGCCATACTACCAAGCACAGGGTCGCGCTGATGCCAGAGAGATTGCAGCAAACTTAGACTCTGAGTTTAGCGACAGAGAGTTCAAGATTATGGACGCCAACGGGGTTGAGCAAACCGTAACCTTCCGAGCTGTGGCGGAGAAGTCTCGTAAAGGCTCAGTTCTAGGGCAGCAATTTAGTCTCAATGACTTCGTCAATACATTGGCTCGTCTTGATGTGAACATAAACCCACAAGAACGTGAACGTATTGTGGAAGCTCTGACAGCGCAGACTCAACGTGCTCGTAGAAGTTTGCAGAGAGCAGGTGTTAGAGGGTGGGATCGTGATGTCATCCGTAGCACCTCAGAATATCTTGAGATGCAGGGCCACATTGCAGGTCAGGCTTTCTATCGCCACCGTCTCAATAACATCATGCTTACAGACAGCTTCTGGCGCGGTGACTACAAGCGAGTACAAGACTTGTTTGCTGAGACTCAACGAACAGACTTGTCTCCTGAAAAGCTACGTCAAGCGCAGACTGAGTACGATAAGTATGCCTACATGTATCAGTACATGGCAGGTGATGGTATGCCACAGGCTGTTAACCGCAAAACTGGCAAGCCCATGAAGAACCTCGGCAGAGGTGAAGACTACAGAGGCACAGCACTCGGATTACAGCAGTGGTTTGCGGACGCCGCCAACATCAACAACTCAACTGAGGACTTGTTGTCAGGCGAGACAGGTTCACAGATTAAGATGTGGACAGTTATCGCTCAGCTTGGCGGTAACTTAGCTACAGCCTTTATCAACATGGCTTCGATGGCCACTCACAGCATCCCATACCTCGGCACATACAACGAGGCTAGAGGCTTCGGTGGCGGATTCGGTTTGCGTAAGTCAGCGTTTGAGATCCAACGTGCGGCTTTCCAGATGGGTCGCCCTGCTATGGCAGACTTCACCAAGCTCAGAGACCTCATCAATGACGAGGCGGCTCTGCGTAAGGCAGGTCTGACTAGAGATGAAGCTATCTTCCTGACAGACGCCACACAAGAAGGTGTTCTACAGGCGGCACAAGCCAATGCTCTGGTCGGTACGGCTAGAGGCGGTATCCACAGCAACAAGCTACAGGCAGGTATCAAACTGTGGATGGGAGCGTTCTCTTATACTGAGCAACTTAACCGTAGATCGACAGCACTGGCGGCTTTCCGTCTGCACAAGCAACGTGCGGTAGCAGGTTCTCCTGAGTTCACAGCCCTACAACAGAAGCGCAACAAGACTCCAGAGGAGACAGAACAGCTTCAGCAAATGGAAGCTAAGATGAACGCTGATGCCACTGAGTTCGCGCGTACAGCGGTGAACACATCACAGGGTGAGTACGGTATGTTTAACCGCCCTGAGATGGCTCGTGGTAACATCGGTCAATACCTGTTTATCTATAAGCAGTTCTCTATCATCACCATCCAGATGATGAAAGGACTCAGCCCTAAGGGTCGAATCGCGTTTGTCTCTATGCTCCTGCTTGCATCTGGCCTCAAAGGTATGCCATTCGCAGATGACTTGGCAGACTTGATTGATACGCTCTTGCAGTTCTTCGGAATTAAGAAGGCAAGCGTAGAGCAATATCTTGTGGAGACAATCGGTGAGTTCGCACCTGACATGCCATTCGACATCAACCTGACTAACATCGCAATGCGTGGTGTCCTTGATCAGATCATGGCAGGTACATTCTCAACACGTTTGGGTATGGGTGATCTTATCCCTCTGACTGGCGCATTCAAAGCAGGTGCTGATACAGGCCGTGAGATTACTAACTTCTTCGGGCCAGTCTACTCAGGAATTGAAGGCGCAATAGTTACAGCAGGTAACTTTGCTAGATACGGAGCGCAAACAGTCGGGCTAAGAGATGCTACTATGACATTCCCTGAAGTACTGCGTGACGCACCAGTGGCAGGTATCAGAGCTTTGACAGACGCTTACACTTACTACGACTCAGGTGTCATCACTAATGCACAAGGTAAGGTGATTGATCCGTCAGCTAGCACTGCGGACATCCTGTTCAGAGCCGCAGGGTTCTACCCATCTATTGCTACCAAAGAGAATGATGCTGTACGTCTGACTAAACAGATGGCCGCTTACGCAAAGCAACTGCACGCAGGGTATAAGGATGCCTACGTCAAAGCCTATATAGAGAAAGACTTCTCTCGTATGCTAGACGTCCGCCAGATGGTTATGGAGTGGAACCTGATTCACCGTGGTACAGAGTTTGAATTGACAGACTTTAGGCAGAAAGCTGATAGAGCCGCTAAAGCCGCCTCAATGCCAACTGCTCAACGCTACCTCAAGACTGCGCCTAAGAACGTGCGTGAAGGTATGCGTGAACTGTTGGACATCTACGGATTGAATGACGAGAAACTCTAGTCTGTAACAATTTGTAACTGTCCGTAAGCCAAGTCGTCAGCTGTTACATCTGCGTTCTCAAGCAAGCTCTGGAAACGAGGGTGCGTCAGGTTAAAGCCGATGACATAGGATTGTGCCAGTTTGATTGGTGTGTCCTTGCCAAGTGAAGCCTTCTCTGACTTTGGTGTAGCAATCGCGTTCTCCACAGCAAGTTCCTGTTTGAATGACTTGTAGTCAGCTCCCCGCACAGACAACCATTTGCGGAAGTGAGTGCGGTCAATCATCATAGTACCCTTATCGAATGGGTCAGCCGCAGACTTACGGAACACATCAAGACGAACACGAACATCCCCTCGTGGCATACGTCCATAGTCAGGCTGTGGTTTCTGACCTGCTGTGTGCATCACTGTTACCTGTGCATCTGCACTGTCAGCCATATACTCAGCGATAAGGTCAAAGCAATCAACTTGGTTCTCTTGCACTGTCCTACGGATAGCACCAATCTGTGACAGTACCCACTCGGTTGCTTGGCGATAGTCAAACTGTAGCAGGTTCCATTCACTTGCCAGTTTCATACCTAAGTCTGCAAGCACAATAGCCTGTTCCCAATAACGCTCCTCGCCACTAAAGCGAGACTTGTATCGCTTCTGGAATGTATCTGATGCCTCTGCGATTGCCGCCTGTATACCGTCCTCGCCCATCTCTAGCAGGTTCTTGATGAAGATCCGCCCTGCGTGGCCATAGTTAGCGTGGATAGCTTCGTATATCTTACGCCCTGCTTCTGAGTTTCGTATGAATATAGGACTCTGCGGCACAGTAATCTCTAACATACGAGCCATCTGTGCGTCTGTGTCTAAACCGGATGCAATCAGCTTACTTTGTAGAGACTTGTTGGTGGATACCACGACTGGTGTAGCCCATGTCTTAGCATCACGTTCTTCTGCATTACGATTAAGACGAGCCTTGTCTCGGCCTTGTGTCACCCAATAACAGAAGTCACCGACTTCTTTATCGTTCATCATAGTGACTTCGTCTATCGTCAGCGGAAGGTTAGCGTATGTGCCAAGTCGTGCGAACAAGCTGTTCTGTGTGTACTTAGCCGCAAAGTGTAGCTTGTCAGGGTTGCCGTATATCGACTGCGCCCAGTACTGAGCCAGTGTTTTACCACCGCCTGTGGCCCCATACAAAGATACTGTCAGACCTTTGAGTCCAGTGAAGTTATATAAAGGCGCAGACAAAGCCACGCCTAGTGTAAACATATGAGCTTTTAGATCAGCCTTCTCCATAATAGAGGTGAGGTTAGACCACCCCTCTAGTGTACCTTTTGTCTGGTACAATTCTCCCCCTTGGCGTTGCACACCAGAGGATAATTTAACTGCTTCTTCTGACACCAGTCCATTAGCGTCACGCTTAATAACTGTGTCGCCTAGAACAAATGCCGTGTTGTTTTCTTTCCAACCCATTGTTGAATAGAGGTTAGTCATGGCACGGATTTGTCTAAGCTCTTCCATGTATGACCGCATCATAAGTTGAAAGTACTCCGTTTGCCGTTTGTTATATAGGACAATACCTTGGTCTGCGATTGCCGTTGCAAACTCTCGACTGCCCTCTGCTAAGTACGCTTGTCTCAGTGTAATCTCTTGCCACCCCATGTGCGGCCTGTTCCAATGAAAGCGAACTGTCTCGTATCCCAGTGACTCATCATAGCCGTAGCCCACTGGATAAATGTCGAACTTACATACATCAATATCTGTATCGTCTATCGTAACTTTGATGCCATCAGCTGTGCGCTTGAATGGCTTCGGCATAGGTATAGAGTTAGCGACTTTATCTAGTGCCTCTTGTGGAATAGCCACCTCTTGATACTGCACCCCAAGTCTGGCAGGTGAACCGATTTTGCCTTTGAACTTACAGCCTCTACAGCCATTCGGCCTGTCTGCTTCAAACTTCGCGCATGTCGTTGGCCCTGTCGTGGACTGCTTCCAGTGAGCGAGTTTCCGTAAGGTTGCCCTTTCATCATATGACGGATGTTTATTGCTCCACTCCTTTGCTGTTTCCTCAGGGTCAATACAGTGTGCCGCTACGCCTATGATGTCGTACCATAGTGGCTCATCTACATCACCTTGGTTAGCTATAGCCCACTCAATCTGCTTACACTTGCTTGCTACTACAGAGCCTACAGCAGGTGGAAACTCTTGCTTTACTGCTAAACTACTCAGCAACGTGTTGTCACGAGTGTGATCTATAGCGCTGCCAGGGGATGCTTTGAAGTAATAACTTAGACAATCCCTCAGAGTCTGAACGTCCACAGGGTCAGCATCAACGAGCATCTTTACTTCGTTGCCGCCCTTCGTGTTCGTAGTTCCTACAGGCCGCAGTACTCTTGCACTGTCAGCAGGTACAGCAGGGTCAACCTCAAAGCCCTTTGCGACACAGGCTTCCTTCATAGCCTCTGCCAGTGGCTTCCAATCATCAGGCTCTAGCTCTTTGGTCAGCACCCAGTACACATGCAGACCGTTGCCTGAATGAATGATAAGTGGTTTGGGCAAGCGCATCTCAGATACAAACTTACCAAGAGCTTGTAGCCCTTCTTTCCATGTGGGGAATGGTTTACCGTCGCCACAGTCCACATCTACAGCTATCAGCTTAGTAGCTCGTACATTGTCTTGCTTTCTGTTGCCCTTATTTCCGAAAGCAGACACAGCGAAATAGACGTTCTTGTCTGGTTGTGACGTTGATAACCTCTTACAGGCTTGTGCGAGTTCCTCTACCGTATCAAAAAAGCCTTGTTGTACTTTACCTTCAGGGCTTATTAGAGTTGTTACATAGTACCCTTCAGACGGTAGGACTCGCTGTAAAAAACTCAGCGTATCCATCATTGTTACCTTCACAGTTACGGAAGGGGCTTGCGCCCCTCCCTTTTACCTTAGTCCTGTTTGTCCAAAATCTCAAGAAGCCTTTGGAAACGATCCTTCTGATCAAGGGCTATGACCTCTGGTTGAGGCCACCCTTCTGACAGCATGGCTAGCATCTGCCTCAATACTTCACGGACTTTCTCATCGTTCTTTTTACGGATAGCTTTGCCCTTTACCCATCCGTAATAAGTCATCCGTGACACATCAAGTAGTTGTGCCATGTTACCAGTGGTCAGTAGCATGTGTTTCCGCAGAGCTTCCACTTTCGTGAAGTCAAGCGGTGGCACATTAGTCATCAGCTACATCTCCCACCAGTGCGGCAATCTCAGCCGCCAAGTCATCAGCTTGACCGTTGGCTACAGGTGCGGCCTTAGGTTCTTCAGCTACCTTCGGTGCAGGTGTAGGCTCAGCGGCCTTCTTTGCACCAAACCCTTTTACAGGAGCAGGTTTCTCTGCGACTGACTCAGGTGCAGGTGCAGGAGCAACAGGCTCAGGCTTGCTTTCAACTGCCGGTACTTCGACAGGCTTACTCGCAGCAGCAAGTTCTCCTGTGATTTCCTTAACTTGGTCTGTCCCGAACAGCTTATCGACAGCAGTTTGTGTCTGCTCATCGTTGAAGCCACCAAAGGCAAACATCAACTTCGGAAAAGAAGCACTGGTATCAAACGAGACTTTAGTACGCACAATCTCTGGCGCAATGCCACGGACTGACAGTTCCTTTTGGTATTGGTTCAGCCCCTTCAATGCGGCAGGTGTAACTGACAGCAGATACACAGCACCCTCAGGGTCATCAGCCGCTACGATTGCAAGCCGCTTCTGGTCAGAGCAAGCCTTCACTTGTTGTCCATTAGGTGTCACCTTGGAACCCCATGCGTTGTGAGGGCATGAAGCACACAGATCATTCTGCGGATCTTCTACAGCAGAGTGAGGGCTAACACCATCAAGTGAGTAGCAATCAGGGCCAGTAGCCTCAACATCTGGATTCCACTCTTTCGCATACCATGTCTTAGATAGTCGTGGGTTAGCCCCGACAATCACAGCTTCAAGGGTATTGCTATCAAGCACAGTCTCAGTCTTGCCTTCGACAATACGGAAACGTGAGCCTTTGATTGAAATACGAGGATAAGCATCCTCAGTAGTTGCCATGCCTCCTGACAGCGATGCGGCAAGCGCAGATGGTTTGCCAACTTTATCCGCCAGATGGGCAGGAACTTGAATGTTTGCAGGTATAATATCGTTCATTGTCATCTCCTAGTCTTCGACTTTTGCAACAGGTTTACGGACGTTTACATCAATGCGTGTTCCGTAATTCACGCCTGACGGTACAGTTTTATTCTGTTCGATGTAGCCCCGAACAGCGTTCTTACTGACACGTTTCTCTAACATGTCATATGCTTCGTTCTCCTTGACAAAGGATAGAACAGCATCCCAATCGGCTACGTTTGCGTAGTCATTGGTTGTGACAAAGGCAGTGCCGTGTGCTGTCTTGAAAGACGTTACTCCCTCGGCATCAGCTTTTGTCTTAATCCACGCTTCAAGTTTCGCCATCTTGTCCTTGAGTTCTTTAACTTGGTCTTTGATCTCAGCTTCAAGAGCTTCCTTCTTATTGCGATACTTGAGGTACGCTTCTATTACTTGGTCTACAGTCATATCGTTACCTCGTTTCTTGTTGTATCAAATCCAGTAACAAGCCTTGTAGTTTCTGCTTGTTCTTGAGCCGTTCATACATACGGTACTCAACTTCTGTACCTTCTATATGCACAACATTTGACACATGTTTTTTACCAATGCGCTCTATCCGACCATTCGCCTGAACGTATTGTTCGTTGCTTGTTACTGGCCCATACCAGACAACCGTAGATGCGGCAGTCAAGGTTAGCCCATGAGCCATAGTCGCAGGGTGCGCTATCAACACATGTGGTTCTTTGCCATTCTGAAAGTTATGGAATATCTCGTTGCGTTGCTTGGCAGATACCTCGCCATTCACTACACCGACAGACCAATGCTTTCCTAGCTCTCGCTCCAACATGCGTAACGTGCCTGTTAGTGGCACGAATATAATTACTTTCTGTCCTACTTCATCTATTACCTCCTTCACAGCGTTTACTCTTGGGGAACAATCAAGTTCTATGTTGCGGCCATCATCCCCATAGGCCACACCACATGCTATCTGAACAAGTTTCTGTAACTTGACCGCTTCGTTTACAGCGGTGATAGTTCCTTCCTCCGCCATCTCGGTTACAAAATGACGTAGCATCTTTGTGTAGTGTTCCTTCTGCTCCTTGGTCATCTCGACCTTGCGTGTCTGGAACACTGTATCTGGTAAGTCAAAGCACTCATCCCTTGTGTACCTGACAGCAGGTTGCAGGATATGTTTGACAGTATCCACTGACTCTGGTCTTGGTATCCACTTCCACTGTCCAATCTTCATCATCACCTGTTCTCTGAACGCAGTGTATGTCTTGGTACAGAACGGACTATCTACTAGCTTTGCTAATGCCCAAGCATCTGTCGGATCATTCGGCGTGGGTGTACCTGTCATCAGCCACAAACGTGTTGTGGTGTTCTTTGCCATCCACCTCCTCAAGATCTTGAATCTGTTTGTAGATGGATTGCGGTAAACAGCGGCCTCGTCAACCACCACTAAGTCAAACATACCAAGGGCTTCCTCTGCTATGATTGGAAAACCATCGTGGTTGATGATAAAAAAGTCAGCATCTACATGTAGTAGCTTCTTACGTTTAGCCGCAGTGCCATGTAAGGTTACATGCTTACGCTCAGGGAAGCCCATAAAGATACCGTCACCCCATACACGTTCAAGTGTGGATAACGGGGATATAATTAAGACCTTCTTAACAGAACCTGTTTTCATAAGGTAGTCAGCCGCCCACAGTGCAGACTGTGTCTTACCAGTTCCAATCTCATTAAGCACCAATGCCCTCTGGTTCATAGTCAAGAACGCAGATGTCATCTTCTGATGCTCGTATGGTGTGAACCTGCCTACCCAATCATAATAATAAAGTATAGGCGCAGGTGCTTGGATGCCTAGGTTACGCAGAACCTTGACCTCATCCTGTCGGTGCGGTGTCACAACCAAGTTCTTACCCTTGAAGTTAAGAACCTTCGCAGTTGGTATTGTGTCTAGCACTCTGTTTGGATTAGTAAGGTTAAGTGCCAAAGCCTTTGCTTGCTCTACCACTAACATTCTAAGTCCACCCATCGTGTGTCAAGTTGTTCGTGTATGTATTGACGAACCTCCTCGATAGTGGCGTCATCATACACAAGAAAGCATTTGCCCCCTGCCATCTCTATCTCCTTCATACATTTGATTTGTAGGGCGGTTGGCTTCTTAGTTTTGTCAGCCTTACATTCCATTCCTACAAACCGTCCACTTACAATAGCTACCTTGTCTGGGATACCCGACCTTCCAAAAGGCCCTGCCTGTGGGTTGTAATACCAGACACCTTCTTCCTTCAACATCTTGTCAAGTTTACGTTTAATCTTTCCTTCAGGTGTAGATGCCATAAGATTACATACTTGTCAAGTTAAATTTGTGCGTACTCACACATATTTTGTGCGGGGCAGAACCTACATAAACCACTTGGTTTAGCAGGCCAGTTCTCTGTCTCCGCAGATTTGTAGATACGGTCTATCCTAGCTAGTAGGTTTTGCCACATCTCAGCAGACTGGTCTCGACTAAATTCTTCCGAGTCCATCTTCATCTCTTTGAGCCAGACAAACGTGGTCTTTATGTTTACGACCTCAGGGAAATGCTTCCACACTTGTAGTGCGAACATCTCAAGCTGTGTAAAATCTGGCCTACGCTTACCTGTTTTCCAATCAAGTACGATTGCTGTGTCCTCTTTCAGTATCAGTACATCAAGTATGGATCTCAGCCATGCGTCATCCGCAAACCAACTTGTTGGTGTAAGGTCTTCCGTCAGTGTCAGCTGTCGTTCAGCGTGTAACTCTCCGCCCCTTGCCATACCCTCTATGGTCTGACATAGCACTTCGTACTTCTCGACCTCAGGCGGCAGGACTGTGTTGTTCACTAACCTCTGCTCTAAGTATTCGTGGATACGCTCGCCATACTTGCTTGCTTCGCCACCTTTATCCTGCACTTCTTTCGTTACTCGTTGGTGATAGTAACGTTTCGGGCAGTTCTCATACAGCTTGATAGCCGAGAATGAATGCGCTAACTGCATATAAACTCCATAGGGTTGCACCGTGAAGGCGGTATTCGCCACCCACGGTAAAGTTTACTTAGCATCACTATAGTTATACCCCACGCCTGACTCGCAAGCAACAGGTAAATCCTTTGCCCAGCGCGGAGGAGTAGACATTCTCTTCTCAACAAGTTGCTGTGCGTGTGACTTATCCTCTTCCGCGGCAGTGATGATTACTTCGTCATGTACCTGAAAGGCAACGTGGTATGACTGACCGATTGATGCCATCTGTTCAGCCACCACAATCCTAGCTAGTGCTTGGACTATGTTCTCTGTGACCTTCCCACCATAGATGCGTGTCCAGTCAACGGTTATCTGTTCGCCCGATGTCACTCGTGCCTTCGCTAGTTTGCGATAGGTTCGTGCGTCTGCGATATATTCAAAGCCATCTGGTGTCTGGCGCAGAGCGTTGTACTGGATGCGTAGTCCGTTGGGTAGGACGATACCGTTACTGTCGAATGGTAGTAAGTCAGTGATGTTCCCACTGCCACCTGCCACCATAGTAGTAAGAGCATGACCACACTTGTTCCACAGGGATACAATCTTGTGGTTCTTCTGTCGATACAACCTGACAATACGTTGTGCTTCGTTCTCGTCAATGTCTACCGCTATTCCCCCCTGCCCAAGCGCAAGCGTGTTACGAAATTTAACATGACCCATACCGTAACCTAACCCTAGAATACAGGTCTTGCCGACAAAGCGTTCAATCTTGTCAGCCTTAGTCACCTTCTTACCGTAGACTTCAGAGGCAAACTCACTGTACACATCACGGCCTTCTCTAAATGCCTGTACAAGATCCTCTTGTCCTGCAATGTAAGCGACCATCCTCGCTTCTATCTGCGATGAGTCACAGGCTACAAGCACCTCTCCAAGTGGGGCGGTCAACGCCTCTCTGATAGCACCGTTGCGTGGTAGGTTCTGTAAGTTCAGCTTATCACCGCCACTAAACCTACCTGTATGTGCGCCATAGTAGTTGAGCATGATAGGTAATGCGCCTCGCTCGGCCACCTTCATCAAGTTCTCTGTGCGTGTCTCTTCGATTGTGGATTTAGTACCTAGCCTTGCCGCCACTAAGTTCTGGACTCTTGGGTCTGGATGTTCAAGTAGGGCTGTAAACTCTTTGTCTGTCTTGGCAAAAGCGTATGTCTCTTTACCTGTACGCAGACTGGTTTTCATTGGTGGTTCTACACCTACCGTAGACAACAGCTTAGAGAATATCTGGTTAGACATAAGGGCTTTCTTCACCTTGTCCTCACTCAATCCTTTCAGAGCCAAGTCGTCTATCAGTTTGCGCTTGTCTGCCTTCACCTTTTCCAAGTGACGCTCAAGCACATCAGTGTCGAGTTGGATTACAGGTTGCGTGTACATCCGTATCGTCTGGTCAATGACCATCAGCTCCGATACAGGAAACCCCTCTTTCAATTTTTGGAATAGTTGGTATGTCAGTTCAACATCGTTGACACAGTAGGACGCATACCTGTCAAGTTCTTCTGGTGTGAAGTCCTTCAAGTGACGGCCCAGATTGTTGAACACTTCATCACCCTTCTGCCCCAAGCCATAGTGTGCAGTCAGGTTCTTGAGCGACCCACCTACCGTGGCATTGTGTAGGGGTCTTGCCATAGACAGAGTATCTAACCAAAACCTAGGCTTGATACCGTAGTGCCATGACAAGATAGCCCCATCAAATGCGGCATTGTGAGCAAGTATCGCCTTGTCAGAATAGTCTAACGAGTTGAGAAACTTGCCCACATTGTCACCGCTATACCAGTCGGTAGGGAAATCGTTCACCTTGACGCATACACCAATCACCTCAAAGCGAGGGTCACGAACATAAGCCTCCGTTGTCATCTTCGACAATGAGTACTCACGGTCATAGTAGGTTTCAAAGTCAATGGTAACGATGTCCATGATTAGCTTTCCTTAACTACTTCGCTAGCTAAAGCTACATAACCACAAGTATCGACGTAGTTATCTGAGTTATCAGGACTGCTTTTTACCCTAGCAATCTTGAGCAACGCCATCATCATAGGTACATCATGAGCAGAAAACTCTACCCCTTTATAAGCAGACCACAGTTCAGCAGTAGTCTTTGCGTTATCTGCAAAGTCACCATGCTGTTCTTCACGCACTTCTTCTACCAAACTAGTAGCAACGTACAACGTCTTGCTACGAGTGCGCTTATGCGGATGCTCATTCTGAGTAACCTCGGCTTCAATAACTTCCTTTGGCGTACCTATCTTCTGCATCAGCTTATAGGTATACCCATACGAAACACCAGTAGCTTTGGATACTTCCTTTGGACTGGCGAGTTTATTCTTGAGAAGGTATGCCCACACCTTCTCTGCTTTAGTCTTTTTCTTACGAGCCATTCTCGTTCTCCTCAAAGTTACTCTCCTGTAAAGTATACAATGCCACGCCTTTACCGCAGTGTAAAGAGTATTCATTAGCTACACTTACTGCTTGAGCCGCATTAGCCCCCATAGCAAGTGCGCCCATTGCGTATTCTTTACCCTCACCGAAAGCCATTGGTGCTTGTAATCTCACAGGTGAGAAGGTTGCTTTACTTTCATGACCATGAAAGCCTTCATAGACACACAGCCCTTGTTCATCGACAACGATTAGCTGTGCCATAGATGGGGCTATATCCAAGTGCATTCGGTGTTCCCAATCATAACCTCCTGCAAACCAGTCTCTCAACTGGATGATATATCCCAACATACCAACGCCTGAGACTATACAAACTTTCTTAGTATCAGGGTGGGTAATATACCAAGCCTTCTCTGCCTCCCATTTCATAGAGCCATCGTTAGCCTGTTGATCAGTGGCAAGCGACTTACCATCCCATACAATTACTGTCATTCTTTCTCCTTCCAATTAACATTAAAATGTAGCCATCCCCTGAAGGGATACCAAAGCATCACGTTGTTATAAAACTTACACTCTCGGTTCACACATTGCCGCACACTAATTGGCTTGATGTGTTTGAAAGGGCCTTTGCCCCAGTGGGTATGTCGGGTCATTACTCCGCACTCAAAACAACTTGGTGATGATGCTTTGGTAATCTTCAATTAGCCCTCCGCAAATACACCGAAACGTCTACGCAGTTCGATGCTCTGGTTGTTACACACATAATCAAGAGCCTTGAGTACATCTTTACCTTTTGGCTTGCTAGACATGTAGTATCCTGTACTTGTGGTCTGTGCTAGCCCCTTGAGCAACTCAGGTGGAAACTCGTTGTCACGAATAGAACTCTCAAGCAAGTCCATCCACTGCTTTGATTCCCACTGTGGTTGTTGCCAATGCCATTGGTTCTTCTCAGCCTGACGCTCAGCCCACATCTCATCAATGATGCCATCGAAAGCATGGACTCTGACACGAGCCTTGATACCACGTTTGAAGGTAGCCAATGCCCTGCGCCATTGCTTACGCTCCTCTGGCTTCTCGACTAGCTTTACATCTGCTTTGGGATTGAGACACTCACCGTTCACAATGTCGAACTGAATACCTTCAAAGTAATAGGCTTGTTCACGCATCGCAGGGTTGTAGTATCGGTAAGTAGAGTACCAGTGATTTTCGACTTTCGCGTCATCCTCAATCTCTAACTCTTTCATGCGCTTGAGTACAGGCTGAGTACCTGCGATACGATACAGCCCTTTACGGTGTCGCATAGTAGTGAAGGGTAGCCAACGGTGTAGGGCAGAGACTACTGTCTGTGCATAAGACTGCCACACCTCTGGCGGTGCGACAAACGTCAACGTGTTGTCAGGTGACAGTCGGCATAAGTCGTTCGTGCCATAGCCTGTAATCTTGAACAGGTAATCATCGCCATCACGGAACATACGAAGCCAACCTGTAATGGGCTTGCCCTTGTGTGGCGTACGCACCCTTGACCAGAGTGCATCCGCTTGTTGATAATTTAGAATGGTTCTATCCTGTGGTTCTAACCAACTCATTGCTTTTCCTCCTTGTTATATTCATCTTTGAAACTGCCAGATAAGGTAAAGTCCGTGTCATCTTTCAGCATTTCTTGTAGCTTGCTGACTGGCACAAGCCTTGCCTTCCACATGTAACTATCAATCGCTCTATCAAACGCAGTAGAGTAGTCATCAAGTTTATCAGCAACCTGCTTTTCCACATTGTCATAAAGCACATGCATCATCTGCTCCATGTCTACTGGTCTGCGATTGATTTGCTTGAGGTGTTCTGCAAGTGTGCTATCTACCTCTCGCATTTCGTCTTTATGCTTCTGCATTTGCTCGTGCATCACAGACATAAAGTGTCTAGTAGAGCGTTGCAGTTCATCGACTTGACGCTCCAACTTATTTATCCTTTCTAACTCGTTCATAGTTACCTCGTCAGTTTGTTTAGGGTTACAGCAGCAGTCATACTGTTAAGGTCAACGTCTAGCTCGACCTCAGCTTTCT